ATGCCTAAAACCGTTGTCCCACTTACTGATACAAAGATAAAGAAAGCAAAATCAGAAAATGGAAAATCCCTGAAACTATCTGACGGTTCGGGTCTCTATTTGCTTATAGATAAAAACCAAAATAAATTTTGGCGTTTTGATTATTCACGCCCATATACAAAAAAAAGAAACACCATTGGTTTCGGCTCATATCCAGAAGTAAGTCTTGCGGATGCTCGATCTAAACGCGATGAAGCTAGAACCTTACTGGCTCAGAATATTGATCCTCAAGTTGAACGTAAAAGAGTTGAACAAGAACATATAAACTCAGAGAAAAATACTTTTGCTGCTGTTGCTGCAGAATGGGAATCAAAACAGGATTTTGCCGAATCAACTATCCGTGGACATAAAAGATTACTTCAAGTCATAAACTCCAATATTGGAAAAAAACCTATAGATAAAGTCACACCAGTTGAAGTCTTAAATATCTGTCGTATTTATGAGAAACAAGGAAAATTAGAGACCGCAAAAAAAGTTAAAGTGAAATGCGGACAAATCATGAGATATGGTGTCGCCACTGGTAGGTGTGAAAGGGATGTAACTCAAGATTTAAGAGGTGCTTTAAAAACCCCTAAGGTAAGACATTTGTCTGCTCTTACTGAATCTAATGAGTTTGCTGAACTACTTTATGACATCGATTTTTATGAAGGCACATTCATTACCCAAATGGCCTTAAAAATTGCTCCTTATGTATTTGTTCGTCCTGGTGAGCTGCGTTATGCAAAGTGGCCAGATATTGACTTAGAAATTGATCTTTGGAGATATACGCCACCAAAAACAAAAAATAAAACTGGCGTACAACACCTTGTGCCTATTCCTAGACAAGTTAAAGAACTGTTGCTGAAAATAAAAGAACTGACTTATGATCCCGATGGGGAAAGTGAGTATGTATTCCCTTCTATGACTAGCAAACTTAAACCAATGTCAGAAAATACAATTAACCAAGCATTACGTAGATTGGGCTATACATCTGAACAAGTTTGCGGACATGGCTTCCGTGCTTCTGCAAGAACAATATTAGAGGAAGTACTTAACTACCCTATTGAAATTATTGAGCAGCAATTAGCTCACAAAGTTAAAGATATGCATGGTCGAGCATACAACCGGACAAAACATTTAGAGAAAAGAAGAGAGATGATGCAAAGCTGGGCAGATTATTGTGATCAAATAAAAGCAGATTATGCCAAGACTTTACCAACTAGATAAGTGATTGTATATTAGTGAATTGCCACCAAGTCTTATTAAAGTAAACTTCATTATTTAAAAAGTTAATTTTTAGCTCGTTTCCATTGTGGTCATAAATCTTTATGACTTCACCTTTTTTATTTATTTCGGCAAGAAGGTTGCATGTGTGCTCCATCCTGCCCGCTTCCGAAACCATGATCATGACTTGCGACATCACAAAGCCCTTACACAAATTGAGACATTAACGTTACTATTTATAGTATGTGCTGTGCAACCTGAGAAGATTAAACACAGCAATGTGATGATCGATGCAACTTTTGTACGCTTACACATATAAGTTACTTCTTTAAAAAGAGTGCTCGTTCTGCTTCTCGGCGACGAACTAAGCCATTAAGTACTTTACCCTTTGCCTTATTCCATCGTAGGAGCTGATCAGCAGCGCCTTGATAGTCACCTTTATTAAGCAACTTGAGCAAATTTGAACTCTTAAAAGCACCTGAACCAATGTTGTAAGTCAGCGACACCAAAGCATCAAATTGATTTTGAGTTAGGGTAACTGTCACGGCTTCATTTACAGCCTTTTCAAATTTAGCCAAGTCATGTTTAAAGTAGGCTTTTGCTTGCTCAGGTGTGCAAGTGTCACCTTGCTTAACCTTCACGCCATTTGGATAAACTGTGGTTCCTGTACCAATGGTCCAGACTCCTACACCATCGTCATAAGCTTTGAATCGTGTGTCTTCAAATCCTGAGATTAGGTCAACACCAACATCACTTGTAGTCATGCCAGAAGGCGCAAGTTTATCGACCACCTTATTTAGATCATCCACTTGTGCCTGTGTAAGCTTACCGCCTGCAATAACTCGGGCAGCATCGAAGAATGGTTTAGTTGTCATTGGATTCACCTTTCTTTTTCTCTAATTCAGAGCTACCAAAATAAAAGCCGCATGCAGTTGTCATAGCCCCTGCAATAAAACCCAATGCCGTATTAATTAGATTGCTATTTTCACGTGGCATATCCACAAAAAATAAAGCAATCACCAAAACAAACATTAATCCCACCAATGCAAAAGCTAGGTATGCGCGAGTATTTTCACTATTCATGGAGTGCCCCTAAATGCTATTTTTGATTCAATGACAGCAACCTTTTGGTTGGTATCTGAAATGCGTTGATGCATAGCTTGGTTATTTGAAACAATCCAAGTGCAAAAGGTGATCATCCCAGTAAGTGCAAACCCTCCAAAGAACTTAAGAAACGTAATTGCACCTTCTGTTTTTTGAGCGCCTGACTCTAGTTTCTCAATCTTTCTTGCGTTCTCTTCACTCTGGGCTTTCTGGTGTTCATTAATGGTTTTTATCTGAATTAAGCTTTCAGATAGCGACTTAACTTCTTGCCGAATATCATCCACCTTCTTTTCTAAGCGGATACCGTAGCTTTCTGTATCTGACATGCCTTCCCCCTGTGTTTAGGCAATAAAAAAGCACCCGATTTGGGTGCACTTAATAGATATATCGATTAATAAGTTATCGATTCAATTTCATCAATTGTTGATGATAATTCGATTTTTGATCTTGCTATTCTTCCCCTTTCATGAACATTGCTGATATGTAATGCAAGAGCATTTTTCAAACCAATCAATTGCTCAGGATCAAGCTCAACAATTGTATTATCTTTTAAAGTCCACTCGACTGTTACTCCAATTAAAGCTGCTGTTGCGATTCTTAACTGGGAATTTGCATCTGAGTCAAAAAGATTATTTTCAAACTCAAAACCACCAAACTCATACAGATCACGTTGTTGTTTAATGAGCTCCCATTTATGCCTTTTCACTTCTTCTAAAGATCGGTTGTCAACCCACTTCTTAATTTCATAATCAAAGAAATGATATGGCGATGGCTTAGCAGGAATATTTACCCACTCTCCATTTTGAAAAAACATATTTGGATGCGGAGGATCATCTATAGCTGTACATCCCTCCGGAGTATTTAGCTTGATCATCTCATCATTACCAAATATATGCCCTATAACTTCACCATATTTTGAAACTAATACTGTCACTTTTTAAGCTCCAATGTTGATAAAGATGACATAGTGATTATTGAAGGAGTATCAGCAAAGCCACCTTTGGCTTCAAATGAACCATAATAAATATTTGAGTATTTTGTGATATATGCCAGCTGAAGCACTATTGTTTTTGTACCAGTGGAAGCAGGTAAGATATAAACTGGCGTTGCTGTAACCCCAATAAAGCGAATTGTACTATTCCCATCATAAAATGTTGGGTAAATTTCCTGAGTGTATGCAACGGTGCCATTTACTAATACTCTACAAGCTAAAGTCACACATTTTAAGATGTCATAAGAAGATGAATATTGGGTGATCCTCACCTTACAGTCAAAGACAAAAGAACCATCAATCCTTAGTTTACCTCCTTGCGTTTGCACATTAAGAGTAACTAAATCTTGTGTATAACCAACTGAACCTGCCATTGAATTAGAAACAGCGAAATAAAATTTACGCTCTGTTTGATTAATTACCCCGGAAGGGACAGTAACGGCTTCATCTTGGATTTTTAAAGTGTCTATTGCTCCGTTTTTAATGTGAGCATTATCAACTTCAATATCACCCAAATCAGCGCTAATGGTGCTTAGATTTTCTGCCCAGATTCTATTTGCATTAATATAGCCAAAGCTACCAGAGTCCACATACAGCCCTCGCGGAATTACTGTTCCATTCGGCAAAGTCACAGGCTTATTTTGCAATGTCATTAAGGGTTTTGGCTCAATACCATCTATACCCACTGGAGTACCAAATTGAATGCAGTCATAGTTAAAAATGAAAGTTGAAGTAGTTCCATCATTCATTGATCCATGGCCTGAAACATGACCATTTACATCGAACTTGGTAAACTGCTGAGCATAGATACCATCCACACTTTCAGTGACATTTTGAATAGAAGCACTATTCTCACCGACTTTTGTATTTAACGTTTCAGTTAACTTTAAAGTAGAAGTAATAGCACTTGAATTTGCCTCAAGCTGACGCTTGAATACGGCATTGTTCTCATTCATCTGAGCAGAAAGCTGTTCAGTAAGTTTAGATTGAGCCAAATCTCCTTCGATACGAGCAGATTGCTCTGACCATACGCCTGCATAACCTCCTTCATTTCCGATTAAGTCAGATTCTGACCCGATAAATGGAGGATTGATTTGCGCGTAAACTCCATCAATCCTTGTAGTTTGGGCAATAACTTTGTCATCTACATTCTTAATATCAGACTTAACTTGCTCAAGTGCACCAGTTGATGCCTTATCGTCAAGCTCAAGATTAATTAAATCAATCGCTTCAGCATTTGCAGATGACTGCTCAACTGCTACCTGTGCAGATTCACGTACAGTTGCAAGAGCACTATCATTACTTGCGATATAGTTATCTATTTTTTGAACAGTTACCCTATCACCCTCAATTCGTGCTTGTACTTCTCGTTGTGCATAAGCCTGTAAGTTATTTAACTCAACTGCCGTTGTATCAATACGCTTACTAAGTGCTAAGTCCCCTTCGATCATTGCCGATTGAACTGACCAAGTTCCTGCGAAGCCCTGATCATTACCGATCAAATCTGATTCAGATCCAATCAAAGGTGGATTAAGCTGTGCATACACGCCATCGGTTTTTTCAGCAACGAGTGAGAGATCATTTGCAACAACTCGAATACTTTCTTGAGCCGCTGCAATTCCCTCATCACTTGACTGTTTAACAGTATTTACAACTTCAAGAACACCTTCATCACCTGCAATGATTTGCTGTGATAAACCATCTTTGGCTTGCTGAATAGCGTTTTGACGATCAATGACTTCTTGTGCAATCCGATCTTTCGTATTTTGAATATCTTGCTTAAGTGGACCTATTTCAGCATCAATAGTCTCAATATGATCAATCTTGGTTTTAAGATCCTGACTAAGTTGTGTTTCACTGATTTGATCGTTCAAGAGCTCAAGAACATCTGTTGCATCGGCAGAAGTTGTCGCATGAGTCCAATCCGACCATGATCCAATGTTTCCAATCCTATCGATCAAGCGGCCACGATAAAATTGAGTCAGATTTGGCTGCAAGCCTTGAATCGTATGAGTCGTTGTTGGATAAGCGAATAAGCCCAATTGAGCAATGTTGCTGGTACCATCTGGCGAAACTTGGATTTCTGTATAAGCAGTGTCAAGCGCACCGGTTGCCGGAAAGCCCCAATCAAGTTTGATACCAAATAAGATTCCTGTCGCTTGGATAAATGCCAATTTTGGAGGTAAACCTTGCTTTCCAGAGAGTTCAGTCAAAGTTGAATAAACTGGTAAAGAAGCTATCTCAAAAGCTGAAATCGCTGTTACTCGTGCTTGATATTGACCCGCATAAATACCTGGTACTTCGACTGAGTTGTTGCCGGTTATTGGAAGCTTAATCCAACTCCCATCATCCTTGCGCCATTCAACCTGATACTTAACCGCACCTTTTGCTTGTGTCCAAGACACAACCATAGTGGCAACATTAATACCTTGATCTACCCGATCTTCGCTTGTAATAACAATATTTGAAACTGGTTCTTGAATATTGGGATTAACAATTGAAATTGGTACATCGATGTAATGAGCGCCATGATCGATTGCATCAAACTTTTTCGGATTATACTCAAGCGCTGTAATAGTAAATTGGTGTGAATCACTTTGAACTACTGACAAAACCCTAAATTTAAGCGTTGCCAAATCTTGAGCATCAATAACCCATACGTTTTGAGGTGCAATTTCATCAAAAGCTACAGTAACAGTTATGACGCGGCCTGTAATTGCTTGGACAATACGAGTTTGGGCTTTGCCATCCTCACCATTAATGATGAGTCTATCACCCGCTACTGCGACCACATCATCACGGTCAAGAGTAATGCTTTTTCGATCTGCTGAAATTGATGAAATGCGACCACCGTTTGCTCTTCCAGCAAAAATAGGATCTGCAAATTCAATCACTTTACCCGGCAAAGGAATATGGCCGTCTAATCCAACTTTAAAAGTCACAGTACGTGTTTCAAGTTGTTCAGACTTTAAAGCCCACAAGCCTGCTCGTTGTGCTTGCCCACGCGATGTGCACCCCCACGCATCAAGTTCAAGTAAGCGCACCTGTTTCATTTCAGAAATGGCTTTCTCATCACGCACAAATTCATATTCAGTCTTATAGTGATTGGCTGGGTTATCCCAAGCTACTTTTACTGCATTATGTCTATCACGGGCACGTGTACCATTATGATCCGGCTCCCCGATAATATTTGCACGGGTATATGTGAAATAGGT